TAAAACGATCGATGGGCTTAATAAGAAAAAGATATCACTGTTAGAGAACGACAAAAGCATCAAGCGCTACACCAAGGGTCTTGCCAACATAAACAAAGCGATTAATAAACTCTCACAAGAGAAGAGAGACCTTGACATCGGGATAAAGGCGGCACGCTCTACAAAACAAGCAGAGAGACTAAAGAACGAACTTGACAGGGTTAAGCTTGGTATTGCGAAGCTTAACCGTACCAAGTTCAAACTCAAAGAGAAGGTCAACGGTGCGAAACATGCGTTTGAAGAGACGAATGTAGAAGCCAAGAGGCTACAACACACCATTAACGCATTGAACCAAAACAAGATCAGACTTGATCGGTATCGAGAGAAAAAAGAGGGGTATCGTTCACGGTTTGTTGAAACAGTAGCCATTGGGGCAACGGTTGCATTCCCGGTTAAACAAGCGGTTGCATTTGAAAGTGCTATGGCGGATGTACGAAAGAGTGCCGGGCTCAGCAAGGAAGAGACCAAGGCGTTTGGGAAAGAGCTGCTAAAGCTGACAGGAACCATCCCACTTACTGGAGAGGAGCTTGCAAAACTTACGGCAAGCGGCGCGCAGCTTGGCATCAAGAGAGATCAGCTACAAAGCTTTACGACACTTGCGGCGAAGATGTCAACCGCATTTGACATTGCGGACAAAGAGGCGGCCGGGGATGCTATTGCCAAGATCATGAACCTCTATGGCGGCGGCATCGATGGCGTACGCAAAATAGGAGACGCGCTTAACCACCTAAGCGACAATACGGCCGCAAAAGCAAGAGATCTTCTCAATATACTTGGACGCGTCTCCGGAACGGCAAAGATGTTTGGGCTTAGCGCACAGCAAACAGCGGCACTTTCAGATGCTTTTTTAGCAATGGGGAAAAGTCCAGAGGTGGCATCGACCGCCATCAATGCACTGCTGCTGAAGCTAAGTACTGCCGACAAGCAAGGCAAAAAGTTCCAAGAGGGGCTAAAGCGTATCGGGCTCACCCCGGCACAGATCAAGTTTGGCATCAAAAACGATCCGCAAAAGACGATCATGGCGGTGCTTGAGAGTATCAAGGAGCTTGACAAGCAGACACAGATCGGCGTATTGTCAGATATGTTCGGGGCTGAATATGCAGACGACATCGCACTGCTTGTGGGTGGGCTTGACAATTACAAGAAGGCACTAAACCTTGTAGCCAAAGAGAGCGACTATGCCGGGTCAATGGAAAAAGAGTATCAGAACAGACTTGACACCACCGAAAACAAACTTACACTGCTAAAGAACAGCATGACGCGCGTTGCGGTCAATCTTGGTTCAGTGGTGCTACCTGCACTCGGTGAGCTTGCAGATATGCTAAAGCGTGGTTCCGAGTGGGTCTCTGATCTTAATGAAGAATATCCGATACTCGGCAGAGTCATTTCTTCTGCGGCTGTTGCCATAGGCTCTTTTACGGTTGCAGGTTATGCGATGGGGTATATGCTTTCAATTGTTGGAGGAGGGCTGGCAAGAGTCAGGCTTGTCGCAGGAGGCATAAAGAGTCTTCTTGTTGCCGGTATCGGGCTCAGAAGAACCGGCGTAGCTGCATATTTCTTAGGTGGAGGACTTGATGCCAGTGCATTAAGTGCTGCCGGAGCAAAAAGAGGGCTATTGGCTCTTAAAGGCACGGTCGCTTCGCTCTTTGGTGTCGTGATGGCGCTTGGTGCAGCATTTGTATGGCTTAACAGTCAGATCGCCGCATCCGGTAAAGCAGATATCGACTCAAAGCGCGTGATGGGTAAAGGCGTTGCGAAGCTAAAAGAGCAAGAGAAGTATCTTAAAGAGCGTATAGAGAGCATGAAGGAGGGTGGAGTGTGGGAGACTATAGCCCACGGTTTACCAAATAAACACATAATAGCGGAGTATGAGAAGCGGTTGGCACATACGCAGAGGCAGATCAAAAAACTACAATCTTCATCGGCAACACCAGGGAATATAGAGGGAGAGGTATCTGTTCAAAAGATCGCAAACAGTGTAGGAAAAGGCATCAAGGATGCCACGTCAAAATCGTATAAGGATTTTTTAAAAGAGAGCGCTCCTGCTATCCCAAGAGGAACAGCATCAAACAAAACAAAAAAGAGCATCAAAAACAACAGTACCAACACACTACATGCATCAGGAAGCGGAGACGGCGGTGGCATTGCATCTCACGGATACGGTAATAGCATCGGCGGCAAGAACTACACCATCAACATTCGCATATTCGGCAACGAACCGACAGATATTGCGAACAAACTCTCATCGATGCTACCAGGGCTAATCAGAGACATCGAAGAAAACACACTATCAAGGGCAATGTATGATCTGTAGAATAGGGCTGTACACATTCACATCACACAAAATAACGGGGTTGAGCGAAGAGCTTAGTATCAATTATGCGAAGATAGACAGGGTAGGGAACAACCCCTACCGGCAGGATGTAGGCGGGTATGATGAGACCATCACAGTTACCGGAGAGCTCATCAAGGACAAAGTGGATGTGCTTGAGTACTTCAAGCTGCAAGCCAAAGCAAAGATACCGGTGCGGTTCACGACTATCAATGGCAGCTTTCTGGTGCTCATCACCGGAGTGAGAGAGGGAAAGGATATCTTTGTCAAGGGGGTACACCTTAAAAACGCCTTCGAGATCTCACTGGTTCGGTACTGGGGAAGCGGTACGACGGCATTGTTGAATGAAGTCATAGGACTGTTGACATGAGAGAGTATATTGCAAAGCGAGGGGAGAGGTTAGACAGTATTGTGTTTCGTGAGTATGGCACGGTTGAAAAGTCCGTACTGAATAGGGTACTTGAAGCCAATGCACCCCTACTGCACAAAACAGAGCTTGATGCGTTTGATAAGGTTTACTTGCCAGAGGTGGTTGCAGAGCAGACAGAAGCGGAAAGCAAAGGGAAGGCATTATGGTAAACCCGCTTGATATGCTTCCGCTTGGGAATACCCCCTCCATATCGATTACCGCAAACGGAAGTGTGCCTCAAACACTTGGAAAAGACCTTGTAAGCATGAAGCTCATTGACGAAATAGGGCTCAAAAGCGACGAATTGACACTTACGGTTGTCCCTGGATACATTAGACCAAAAGGAGGGGACAAGCTAACGATCAACATAGACATGCACGACTACGGCACGTTCACGGTCGTAGAGACGACACGCACTAAGACGGCACTTACAATCAAGGCAACCGCGGCTAACTTTAACGAAGATCTCAAAGAGCGAAAAAACAGAAGCTGGGAAAACATCAAACTGTGTGAACTTGTAGCCAAGATCGCCAAGGAACATGAGCTCAAGTCAAAGTGCAATGTGAAGGTCATGATAGACCATGCCGCGCAGCACTATGAGAGCGACCTGAACTTCTTGACGAGGCTTGCAAAAAAATACAATATCCGATTCAACATCAAAAATGACACGATCCTCTTTCTTACATACGAAGAGAAAGAGAGCGAAGATATGCCGATGTTCTACGTCGATCTAAACGAGTGCAGCACATGGAGCATAAAGAACAGCACGAAACCTGCATATCTCTCATGTAAAGCACAATACCACGACACAAAGGAGAACAAGGTAAAAAGTGTCATAGTCGGCAAAGGAAAGCCACAGCTACTTCTTCACGGTGGCTTCAACTCCGAAAGAGAAGCCTATGATCGTGCCAACGCAGCTTTAAACAACATAACAGCCGGTACAGTATCCGGAAACTTTACGATATATGGACAAGAGATCCGTGCCGGCGGTTTGCTTAGCATCACAGCTGCAGATGAAGATACAGGGATATACACTATTAAAAAGGTGACGCACACAATATCGTCATCCGGGTATGTTGTTGTAGTTGAATTTGAGAGATAAAAAACAACTTTAAAATGTCGCAATAGGTATCAAAAATTTACCGTTGCGACATTCTTGGGTTGTTTTTTCGACATTCTTGGGTTGTTCGTACAACAATACGCATATAAACCCAAGAGAGCAGATTCGCTTTTTTAATAGAATTTATATTATGTTAACCAATATATATTGTTACTCTTGTAGTC